CTATAAGACCATCGTGGCCGCTAAAGCCTACGCCAAGGACAACTTCATCCGTGGCGTGCGCGGAAGCGACTTGGACGAACTCTATCACCTGTTCGTCACTCCGCAGCAGATGGCGTCGCTCAAACTCGACGCTGACTTCCTCGCCAACGTCCGTAACGCGGGCATGCGCGGTTCGAGCAACCCGCTCTTCGCCGGTTCCTCGTCTGTCATGGTCGACGGCGTTATGGTCCACGAGTATCGCCACGTGTTCAACACGTCTGGCGCTACGACCGGCACTTCCAGCAACGTCGGAGCGGCTGGCTACAAGTGGGGCGCAAACGCAAACGTCAAGGGTGCTCGCGCCCTGTTCTGCGGAGCGCAGGCACTTGGTATGGCGGATATCGGCGCGGCGTCTGTCGACGAGCAGGTCTTCGACTATAAGAACCAGTCGGGTATCTCGATTGGCAAGATCTTCGGCTTCCGTAAGCCGAAGTTCTACAGCGACTACAATGCCTCGACGGAAGACTTTGGCGTTCTCGCCATCGACACTGCCCAAGGCTAATCGGAACACTCCAGCCCTTAACAGGGCTGGGGTAACCCTCAATTAAGGAGCCATATCATGGCAACTACGTTCCAGACCGCTGAAGTGGTGGCGAATAACGCTTTCACCCCCCCCGGTGGTGGCGTCATCGGCGTCCGCGAAGCCGTTTATAATTTCACGGCTGCTTTTGTTATTGACGATGTGATTCAGGTGATTCCGGTCGCCATAGGCGAACGCGTCGTTGATCTGCAACTCATCGTTGAAACCGACCTCGACACCAGCACCGGCATCGTTCTTGATGTCGGCGACGGCGTCGATACCGACCGTTACATCGATGGCGCGACCATCGGCCAGACGGGCGGCGTCGCCAAACACGGTTCCGGTCTTGTTACGGCGGCAGCTGCGGCTGCGGCCAACTACAAGTACACGGCTGCCGATACGATTGATGTCCTTGTTGCGGTTGCTGCTTCCGGCACGGCCACGACCTCCGGCACGATCCGCCTGCGCGCGTTCATCGTTCGCGGCTAAGCCTGCGCCCGACCCTGCCTAATAAGCGGGGTCGGGTCTTGCTTTTGCACGACTGCGGTGGCTATAGTGCTCCATCCACCTAGCCAGGAGCTACTATGAAGATTGTTTCCGACAAAGACCTGCACGTCTCTACCATCTCGGGAGTGGCTGTGCACCTGGATGCAAACGTTCCGCGCGAACTGTCTGAGGGCATCGCTATCGAATGCATCAAGGCAGGAGCGTCTATCTTCGTCGAAGAAGGGCAGCCTGCTGCTGCTATCCCAGACGAGGCACGCCTACCTCGCCTAAAAGAACTCAAAACCCCAGAAGAAGTCGAGCCGCCGTCACGGCACGAACGTGTCGTTGCAGCCATGACTGACTTGCTGAACGCGGGCGACCCACATAACTTCCGTGCGGATGGGCAGCCTAAATCTACCATTCTGAATAGCGTGCTTGGTTTCACCGTCAACGCAGAAGAGCGCGAACAGGCGTGGGACGCACTACAGAAGCCGAGCAACCAATAGGATAAGCGGATATGACCATCACGGTCCAGAGTGTTATCGACAAGATTAAGGTGACGCTGCAGGATACCCAAGGTATCCGCTGGACCGCTGCTGAGCTGCTCGCATGGCTTAACGACGCCCAGCGCGAGATCGTACTATTCAAACCCGACGCCAGTGCGACCACAGCAGTGATTGCACTGGCCGTTGGCACCAGACAAACGATCCCTGCTGCTGGCAACCGGCTCCTGCGCGTCGTGCGTAACATGTCAGCACTGTCCGGCGGCGACGGCAGGCGAGCTGTTCGGCTCGTGGAGCGCGACAGTCTCGACTCGCAGGCCCCCGATTGGCACAGCCCAGCGGTTACTGGCGAGGCGGCGCACACGACCGCGATCAAACACTATACCTACGACGAACAGGACCCGCGGTCCTTCTACGTGTTCCCCGGCGTTGCCGGAACCACCTCGTGGGCCGAGATCGTCTATTCTGCGGACTTGGCGGACGTAGCCCTTGCTGGCAACGTGTCGGTCCCGGACATCTACGCGAACGCCATCGTCGACTATGTGCTGTTTCGCGCATATACCAAAGATGCGGAGTTTGCCGCAAACGAAGAAAGAGCGAAGACACATTACAGTATATTTATGGGCGCTGTCGGCGGAAAAGTGGCTCTGGATGGGCTCACGACGCCGAACCTGTCCCGCCGCATCGGCCCTGTTCTGGATACAGGCGTCAACCAGGTGTACGGCCAGCGCCGCCCCGGCGACGGAAACTTTGGAGCAAGATAAGACATGAGCACGCCGCTAGACAGTTTTGTACCCGAAGTCCTCGCATATGCGCGGAACTGCCCAGACATGACCATCACGTCACACGTCCGGTCCGCCATCATTGAGCTGTGCGAACAGGCCGAAGTGTACCAACTTTTGCTGGATGAGTTCGGAACTGTCGCAGGACAGTACGAATATGACATCGACGCCCCCAGCGGCACCGTTCTGCACAGGATGATCAGCGTCCTCTATAAGGGCTACCAATTGGAGCCTATCAACCAAGAGCTCGCAGACCAGCGGTTCCCCGACTGGCGCTCCGACACTGGGACGCCGCAGGCGTTCGTCAAACAGTCGAACTCGCTTATGTGGATCTTCCCAGTCCCGGGCACGGCAGAAGTCTCGGCGCTGCGCGTCAGAGCCATCCTCAAGCCGTCCCGCACGACCACCTCCATGGACACTGAGGTCGCTAATAACTACTGGGATACCATCGTCAGCGGGACGCTCGCGCGCGTGCTGCGTATGCCGTCGCGTGACTGGACGGACCTCAAAACCGCCTCTATCTACTACGCTATGTTCCAAGAACAGGTCAACGCAGCCAAGATTCGCGCCCGGCAGGCCGATAACCCCATCGTTCCTATCGTCGGTTACGGCGGAATTGGCTCCAGTATCAAGGTATCTACGAGTGGTAAATACGTCACACGCCGACGCTAGACCCGAACTAGGTGATATCAGAACAGAGTGGTATCGCGTCAAACCAGCATTGGAAGAACTGCTGGCCGCTAACAAGCACCTCCAGTGGAGGCCGACGCACATATACACAGAGTGCTATAACGGTGAGGCGGACCTGTGGCTCGTACCAGAGGGGTTCGCCATAACCAAAGCGGTCACCGACACCTGGTCCGGCAGACGTAGACTTCTTGTGTGGATAGGGTATACTTACAAACGAGGGAGCAAGGCCTTCCTTAAGTACTTGAATTATTTCGATGATGTTGCTAAAGAGTTAGGGTGCCAAGACCTGGAGATCTGGTCTGATGTGGCTGAACTCGAACCGTATTATACCGGCGCGCTAGGCTTTGAGGTCATGGCACGCGCCTACGTAAGAGAGGTAGTCTGATGGCTAGCGCAAAGAAAAGCGACTACAGAGAGAGCGCGCAAGAACGGGCGTCTTCGCAGGTAGCCAGAAGCCGGTACGACACGTACAACCAGAAATATGCCGGGCTGCTGAAAAAAGCCTCTGTTGAGGGACAGGACGGGTCGCTAACCAAAGTCTTGGAAAAGCGCGCGAACCACGACACTATGTCAGCGGTCACGGGTCGCAAGAGCCTGTCTCTGACTGAAGTCCAGCGTAGAGACGCGCAGGGCGATATGGCGTCTGCGCTCACAGGAGCGAATGCGGACGCACAGGCCAAGGGGCGCTCGTACTCGAATGATATGGGTGCCAGACACCTCGCCCAAGCCAACAAACTAGTCGGAACGGCGACAGAAGGTATGTCTACGCTTGCGCGCCTCGGTGCAGACACGGCGATTAACACCGCGCAGAACAAGCAGGCGAAAAGCGAAGCTATGATGAATGCCGCGGTTGAGGTGGGCTCGGCGCTGACCGTACGCGGGATGAAAAACATGTCGCAGAAAGACCAGAATGGCAAGAGCTCGTTCTGGACCCCGGGCATCGTGGACACGTCGCAGGGGCTGAACGGCGTAGACCCCAAAACTGGCGAACTCATATACGGCACGAAACGTGCTACCAGCCTCACGGCTCGCTGGAATAATTCATAAGGATACACACAGATGGGTATCATTGAAGGCAACGACTTGGACTGGCGGAACGGCGGATATACGGCTAGCAGCCGCGCGAGCGCGCAAGACACGTATGCCGCCATCACGCGCGAGGAGTACGATAACTACGTCAAAAACTTCACGGGGCTGGAAGATACTCTTATCAATCGCGCGGCCAACGACACGTCGCTCGTTGACGCGGCGAAGAAGAACGCGGGCAAGTCATCCGCCCTCACGAGCGGTATCGCTGAGCGCAACGCGCAGCGGTATGGTGTGGGCCTCACTGCCATGCAGAAGAAAGAACAGTCCTCGGCGCTGCTGCGTTCCAACACTCTCGGCGGGGCGGACGCGATCAACAACGCGCGCCTGACGCAGAAAGACCTGAACTCGACGCTTACAGCTAAGCTGATCGATATTGGCCACGGCATCAACACTTCGGTGGATGGGCAGTTAAGCCCGCTCGCCGCTTCGGAGCAGCAGCGTAACGCCGCCTATAAAAACGCACGGACACAAGCTAACGCCACCAACTTAGGCACAGCGTCCGCGCTGGCGTCACTGGCCATCATGGCATTCTCATTCTAGGAACACCGCATGGCCTCCACTATTGCAGCGTCGCTGACGTCTCTACTCTCTGGTATCCAGAACAATAAATCCGTGCGGCTTGCGGAGGCTGGACAGCGCCTGGATAACATCAAGGCTGCGCAGGATATCCGCTCGCAAGAGCATGTGGAGCAGGAATACAAGAATAAAGAACTGTTTGGTAAGCTGTCGTTCAAAGGGTACATCAACTCCGAAGACGGCATGCTCGACGTAGACGCGTTGATGGCGAACGAGGAAGACCGCGACCTGGCCACTGAATTACTTGGCGACAAGTACAGGAGATCGCTCGTCACCCTGGACCCCGAGACAGGGAAATCCAAACCTATTGAACTCGCCGGGTTCTCCAAGTTCAACGCGAACCAGGCATACTCGCCGGATAACACAGAGAAACCGACAGTCACCGCTGAGTCTGCGGCGGCTGGTACACAGATGTATCAGCAGATGAACCCAGGATCGTCGCTGTTGGGGAGCCAGCTCGGCGCGGCAAATATGGGTCTAGGGATCGTACCCGGGCAACAGAAGCCGCCGCAACAAGAAGCGCGATACACTATCAATCTGAAAAACGCCAAAGGAGAGATCGTGCCCGCTACAGAGCGCGGGACGGGCGACCCCGACGACGTGGTTATAACGCTGTCGGAAGCGCAGCTGAAGGACAAGATCGGTAAGGCCTACGCAGAGAAACGCGCTATGGGCGGACTCGGGAACGAGATGTCCAAAGCAGTGATTATGAATGACATAGCGAGCGCTACAGACATCGCAATGCGTAAGGCTATAGTGGACCATGAGGCCGATAAGGACCCAGACAACCCCGGGCGTATACGCGATTTCACTGACGTTGTGGACGATATGGACGACGCACAAGTTGAAGCGTACATCAAGGACAACCCGGATTTCGACGTATCTGCTATCCAGAAAGCAGTAGCTGCGAAAGCGATGGAAGCCACCAAGTCAGAGCTTGGCCCGGAACCTAAACGGATTGGCCTGCCCGGCGCCAATCTGCATAACGCAGCGTTCGCGGTGCGTAAAGCGTATTCGGAGAAACGTAGCGCGCTGCTGGCTAAGCAGCACGAGATCGAACGCGCTATGGTGGCGAAGAAACTAGTGTATATTAAAAAAACAGGTATCAATAGGGATGACGTCAGTATGGCAGTTCAGCCCAACAAAAAGCTGAGCGAAGAGTACGAGGCCGTTAAAAAAGAACTCGACGGACTCAAAGTGCCCCGCGCAGTTGAGCTAGATAACCTTATCGCGCTGCGAGAGCAGACAACGAAAGCTCTGAACAATCCCAAAACGAATCCTACCTTTAGGAAGGTGCTGGTGCTGGTGTGGGGAGGCAAGGCAGACGCATCCGGCATGATC